GTCTTTGACCTCGTTCTTGAGGACGTCAATTTCGGCGGCACTGAACATACGGGCTCCAGTGTCGTCGCAGGCTTTGTTGAGTAGCAGCTGCAGGGCGAAAGCGTTGGCGTCGTCGGATTTGGCCTGTTTCTGGGCGCGTTCGCGCTCTGCCATTGTCAGCGGAGTTACCCACATGTCGAAATCGCTGCCGTCGCTGAGTTTGACGGTCTTTTTGGTGGGCTCCAGGTTGGCAGCCTTTCGCAGACGGTCGATTGCGCGGAGTGCGGCGGGCATAAAAACTGTCGTAGACAACGTCGTTAGTGTAACGCAGTAGACAGAAAAAAGCCCCGGGTTTGCCGGGGCTGCGTGGCTACGACAGGGATGTCACCCTATCAGGACTTGCTCAGGTCGAAGGTGGGTGCCTCGCTCGGACGGAAAGCGATCTGAACGCTCTGGCCGTCATCGGGGTTGACCGTCAGGCTGGCAGAAGTCAGGATCACGGGGACGGTGATCGAGCGGCTGGTGGTGTCGTTGACAGTACCAGAGGAAACGACGCGGTCGATGTAGAGCTTCATCGTGGCGCCGCTTTGCTGGCGCTGGATGACGTCCTCGATCATCCGGCTGGACAGGTTGGTGTCGTCATCGGTGGTGTACACCGTGGCGGAACCGGAACCGTCAGCGAAACCGGGGATGTAGGTGCGGAAAGGAGTGTACTGACCGACTTCCTGGCCAATCGTGGTGACGTCGATCTCAGCGCGGGTGATCTCGAAGCTCCACTCGCGGACGGAACCCACCACAACAGGAGCGGTGTAGGTGATGCTGGCGTAGGCAGCGCCGAAACCGGAAGGAGATGCAGTTGCGGTAACGGCAGCACCACCAGCCGTCGAGCTGAGGGTCAGGATGCCAGTGGAAGCAACGTACGTCTTTACGAAATACGGGCCGGCAGGAATGGCGTTGGTGGTCGTGGCGCCTACGGGGTAGGCCAGGGTCACAGGGTCATCGACCTTGAAGCCCAGGTAGGAACCAACGGTGATGTTGGAGCCGGTAGCGGGGAAAGCACCAGCAGTCAGAGTGGTGACTGAAGTTCCGGCAGGGGTGTAATACAGGGCGCCGGAAGTGCCCGAGAGAACGGTGGCCATGGGAGATACCAGGAAATGTGAACGGTACGGGCACGGCCCGGCTTAATACAGGTTAGCTGGTGTAAAGCCGGCCCACTAAGAAATTACTTGTGCTTGGAATCCTGCCGAAATGCGTGAAATGAAGAAAGGTGTGAACGCTCGACGAGATTGTTGATCTGGTACGGTCCCGCCGTAGTCGGGACTGAAAGAAGGGCCGTCGATAGATCCTGTACGCAGATACACGCCTGTAGTTTGTTTTGGCGTAGCGTTTATTCCACGGATAACAGTAACGGCGGTATCGACAAGGGTTTGATTGCGAGCCGGGCCTTTGCCTTTTGGCGTGTACGTGCGAATAACCACAACCCCACGCACGTAATCGTGGTCTGTAGAAAGAGCAACCTCGGTGGTTAGACCGAACTGGATGTTGACGTGGACGTACTCTTCAGCGCTATCCGCCCCATCGTTCATCACGTTGTCGAAGTAGACAGGTACGGCGGGCACCAAGTTGTTGTACGCCGTAAGCAGCGGACCTTCCAGTGCGGCTCGGATTGCTTGGTAGTTCATCGGACTGCTCTGAATGTTTTATCCAGCATTACCTGAATAGTACGGTCTAATTGTCCACCCCCCGCGTATGTGGTGTACCAGTCTAAAGGTGCGGTGGATCGGTTCCGTCCTGTGCCTTTTAGATCTCCTCTTTTGGCACCTGGGCCACGAACACCTGAAGTCGCTTGGCCTAGGGGGTCTCCTATAGAACTCTTTTCTGCGTCCGATGGAGGTGTGTAGGGCACAAAATCCCTTGCCTCATCGGCATACGGACAAAAATTGGATATTCTGTAGACAATTTTGTCTTTAGTAAAAAATGTTCTAGAAAGTGTTTGTACGGCTTGCAAGCCAGTAAACGGCGCAGAACTAAACCCGATTACCTGGGGTCTGCCAGCAGCTCCTGTGCCTTGTGCAAGTTGGCCTTGCGGTCCTGTTATTTGCCACGAGTTAGCAAAGCGGCCACTCCACAGCGGGCCCAGTTCCTGTAAGTCGCGCACTATTTTTTCCGCCGCAAGGGTAGGCCCTACCAGTGCGACGGATCCGCCTATACGATCCAGCTGTTTAACTAGGGCCTCTATATTCGCCATTACTGAGGCCTCACTATGAGGGTGTGGAAGATGGGATTGTCGCCTCGGTAAGTTTTGATGTTAATGATGCGTCCGGTGCGGGTTGTTCCATCCTGTTGGTACTGGATGGTGTCGCGGATGGAAGGGACGTAGTCGCCCAGTTCGCTGTTGCCCAGCAGCATCTTTACGTCGGTGGATTGGTAGCTGCTCTCGAACTCTTCTGGTTTGATTTGGGTAATTAGCACGCGGACTGGGATGGATTCCTCTGTGCTCAGGACTGTGCCGGTCTCGGGGTCGTAGGTGTCGCAGTCGCCTATTTGGATGTAGGTCGCGTCGATGCCCCAGTCCCGCAAAAGGGGCGCTGGGATGCCTGCAAATGTCGTATCGACGCGGCTCATGTCTAACCTCGGTACAGGCGGACGGCGTGGTTAGATGCGCCGCCCAGGCAGTAGGCGCCGAGGTAGGTCTGGAGCCAGGGGTAGACGTCGAATACGTTGTTGATGACGCCGCTGGTTTGTGAAGTTTTGTTGTACTTGACCTTGAGGTCGCCCAGTTCGACTTGGTCGTAAATGCCGCTGGTGCCGCTGGTGCCCGTGATGGCCTCGGTGTCGTTGGCGAAGGCGCGTGCCAGTTCGTAGGTGGCGACCTTGATGCCGTCCGGGATCAGGGTGCAGGCCAGTTCGATGCCATCGACTTTGTAGTTGTCGCGGGGCCACTTCAGGGCTTGGGTTTCCGTGCAGCGGTCGCCGTAGAAAGTAAGGGCGTCGATCCAGCGGGTAGCTGAGATCAGGGCCCGGTTTTTCTGGTCGTCGGTCTTGTCGGTCCAGGTGCTGGAATCGGGGACGGTCTCGAAATATGTGTTGGCAGCAGCCAGCGTGACATACGAGTTCGCAGAGGTGCCTCCGAGAGTCGCGTCGATGGCTGCTGGCACGGCTAATACAGTCTTTGATTCAGTCTAGCTGCGCTTCGGTAGTTTCTTGATTTCGGTGGAGCGCTTAGTAACGCGGCGTGGTAGACATTTGCCCCAGACATTTCGAGGTCGGCTTGGGCTTCTAGATGTTGGCCGTAAGGGACGTCAATGAACCGGCGGCGGCTATCCTGTAGTACGAAGAGACGAACCATGCTCATGCCTGCTCGCAAACAAGTGGACGCTGACACCAGCGTAGTGGCCAACCCCCCTTCCGTACTGCCTGGTAAGGAAGTAAGGAAGCTGGAGGAGGTGGCGGCCGAAATTCGGCGACTGCGTGATGAAGAAAAGCTATCCACCCAGGAAATTCACGAGATGCTCGACGTGAGTTTTGACGTCATCAACCAGCTGTTTCTGCAGTCATACAAGATGACGATGAACACTGGCGAGACGTTCGAGGTGCAAGAGAAATTGCGCCTCGGGCTTATCTGAGCTACACATGCGTCCAAGTGTGACGCAGTAGTATTTTAGAAACCGTCGGCGAAGTTACTTGGTACTTCTCGGCGAGTCTCTTTAAGTATCCTGGTTTGCGGTCTGTTTCAGCCCGTATAGCCAGGACTTTTTCTTCTGTCAATTTAGACAAACGACACTCGGATCCCCGTGTGGTAGGCGGTTTGGGACTGAGACCGTAACCATATGAGTGGGCCATGTTTTCGCTTTGTGTGCAGTATTCCAGGTTCTCTAGGCGGTTATCGGTTTTAATTCCGTTCTTGTGGTTTGTCACACACCCGTCCGGGCATGGTCCCACCCACGCTTCCATAACCAGCCGATGTACCAGCTTATTTTTTATTCCTTGTGTAGTTCTCACTGAAACTTTTTTGTAGCCCTGGCGGTGATTGGATTGCTTCAGCTCGAATGGTTCTAGACGGTGGTAGCTGATTATTTTTCCACACCTTGAGGCGGCGTAGCCGATGGCGGATGGAATGAGACGTGTTTCCATGAAAAAAGGGGCCCCGTAGAGCCCCTATCATACCTTATGCAGAACCTGTTATTAGTAGGCGCTGACATCAAAAGGCGTGTTGACCAGCAGACGGGCCACAGGCACCATCTTGGTGGTGGAGAACACCAGGGCCCAAGAGGAGGTGTTGCCGAGGTTTCCGCTGGTGGTGGCGTTGGTCGGGTTGTCCCCGGCATCGCTCCACTTGGTGCCGGTGATGTGGTAACCGTAGTGGTAGTCCACAGCCAGCACGTCCTGCATGGACAGGATGTTGCGGTCGGCAGCAAGGCGCAGATCCTGTTGGATGCCCTCGGAAACCACACCCGACTTGAAGAGGTACACGGGGTACTTCTTGGCGTGGGTGGCGGTGCCGCCGGTCAGAGCAATCAGCTGGTCGTCGATCACAACGCGGAGACCCGCGAAGTAAGCAGCCTCGGTTTGGGTCACGCCCACACCGCCGCCGCCCCAGACAACAGCACCACCCGTGGACAGAGCCGAGGTGCTGAAGGTCAGCATCCCGATCTGCTGCAGGTAGTAAGCCACGTTCGAGTGCATGGCGATGGCGTCGAATTCGTCGCCACGCTCACCCAACTTGGCCTTGGCAGCCACAACGTTGGCAACGTTCAGGAAGTTGGCCTCGGTCATGGAACCGGGGACACCAGCGAACGACTTGTCGGTCTGGTTGGGGCCGAGAACGCCAGCGCCGGAGATACCGCCGAACAGGCCAAGCAGTTGAGCGGCAAGGGTGCCGGTCTTCAGCTTGTTGATGGCGGCGGTCAGCTGGTTGCGGACGTGAGCCAAGGGGTCAGCGCCGGAGCCGAGTTTGCTGAGGTCGTCAGCGGCATAGGCGAAGCCACGGTGCAGCAGGGTCATGATCTGCTCGTCGGCAGTCACGTTCTGGGGCACCAGATAGCCGCCGCCGCCACCCCAGGTGTTGGTGCTGAGGATTTGGGTCTCAGTCGGGGCGATGGGGTCGAAGAAAGGCACGCGCACCCGGGTGCCGCCAGCGCGGGCATCCAGGGCAGCGTTGCGCTGCACAATGCCGCTCTGGATCCACTTCGATTGCTCGAAGATGCCCTCGGCGGTGTACTGAAGGAATTCGGGACGGGTGACAAGGTTCGACAGGAAAGTCGAACCGGACCCGTAGTTACCTGCAAAGGAAGACATGGGTTAGCTCCAGTGGAGTCAAGGTTGGGGTTGTGCCCCACAGGGGCTAGGCGCCGGCTTCTGCTTTGAGGAGGCGGGCCTTGTCGGGGTCCTGGGCCAAAAGCATCATTTGCTGGGTGATGTTCCAGCCGTCTTTTGACCAAGGGTTGGATTGTCCGGGGAATGCGGTGGCGCGGGCACTGCCCGTTACACCCATGCCGGCCCTGTTAGTTGCTGCGAAGTGATGTTCGTAGCCGCTGCCAGGGTTTTTCAGATTAGCGATGTAGTCGCTAACCGGAAGTTCGACGCCGCCGACAACAGCCACAGGCTGACCATCTTTAGCGCGAAGTTGCTCCTGAAGTAAACGATACAGCTGATCGGGCGCCAATGCACCAGCCTGTGACAGCTGTGCGATGGCGGCGGATTTCAGTTGCTCCTGTGTGAAACCTTGCTTGATTTGATCGACTTCGCTTTCCTTGGCGG